GCGATAGCTCCAAAAGTTGTGGCTGCCTCGCCGCCTAAAGATAAATCGGAGTATTGTTGGCTGTGTGTAAAATTTAATGTATTAGGCATATACAGAGCAATGCTGTCTGTAGTTCTTTTTGTAGTTCTTAGAAACGTTGAATTATCTAAAGATCCTAAATCTGATCCAATAGATTCAAAAGATGAATCTATTGCTGTAAATATATCTTGTGTTACACCGCCAGTTATTTGATTTACTGTGTTCACACCCTTTTCATAAACATCTCTTGCAATTTTTGCAGTATTAACATCAAAATTTTTCTTAAGGAATTCATCTACACTATTTGCTCCTCTTGATCCAAGGCCAATTCCTTCTTTAGCTAATCCACCAATATTTCTATATCCAGTTTGGCTAGCTAACGCTTCCCTATTTCTTTGTATTGTTGACCGTGAATCCTCAGCCAAATTTGATGAATATTCAGTTTTATTCTGAACATTAATATGAATGACCATATAATGTCCTTTATCTACCGATCCAATATCAATAGGATATCTTAATATATTTTGACCAAATGCTTCTCTAGGCAAAGGTCCGACAGTTCTAGCTTCTTGTGCTTTATAAGTTATGTCAGATAGGGTAAAAAGTGCCATGTTGATCCTGTAGTTTTACTACATATTTATATGTCTTATGGAACTAATTCTTACAAAGGTAAGTTTACCCCACAAAACCCCCAAAAATATAACGGCAATCCAGATAACATAATCTATAGGTCATCTTGGGAATTGCGTTGTATGAAGTGGTTTGACGATAATCCGAACATCATTTGGTGGTCATCGGAAGAATTGGCTATTCCATACTACAGTCCAGTTGACCAAAGAATGCACCGCTATTTTCCAGATTTCATTATCAAAGTCAAACGAAAAGATGATACCATTATGACTTATGTAGTTGAGGTCAAACCAGAAGCCCAGACCAAAAAACCAACACAAAAGCGTAAGACAAAGCAGTTTATAAAAGAATCCATTACATACGTTGTTAACCAGATGAAATGGAAAGCAGCCGATGAATTCTGTCACGCACATGGCTGGCAATTCAAAATAGTTACGGAAAAAGATTTAGGCATTTAATCTGTAATAAATACATTTATGGCTTACTTAATGGACAGAATCAATCAGCAGTTGCAAAAGACTGGTTATACGGCTCGTAGTAGACAAGCCCGTGATTGGTTGCGTTCCAAAGTTGGTGATTTAAAACCAACGCCTCAAAAATTAATGCAGGACCGTGAGAGACAGACAACCTCACATTTTATCGGTCACATGTACTATTTTTATTATGATCCGAAAACGAAGGATAAGTTGCCATATTACGACAAGTTCCCATTGGTTCTACCAATACAACTATACCCAGACGGTTTTCTAGGGCTGAATTTACATTACATTCACCCAAAGCAACGTATCATTCTTTTGGATAAATTGAGCGAACATGCCACCGATAATCGCTTTGATGCACAAACCAAGCTAAGATTGAATTATCAAATGCTGGCGGCATTCTCAAAGGCGTATGAAGCAACACCTTGCATTAAGCGATATCTAGGTTCTCATGTGCAATCTAGATTTGTTGAAATTCCAGCTGATGAATGGGACATTGCCGCCCTATTACCGGTTGAACAATTTGAAAAGGCAACAAAACACAAAGTCTGGGCCGATTCTAGGAAAAAATTCTAATGTCATTTTTACCCCAATTATTTTTAGCAAACATAAAAGCTAAGGAAGGTTTGGCTCGTCCAAGTCGTTTCCAAGTTATATTACCGATACCACAATATATTAGCAAGTTTGTTGAGAATGGTTTACTTGAGCAAATTCTTAATTTACCAAATTCTGTTTTCTCCGATGTTACCGCAAGAGTACTTGGCGGTGAGCAAACAAAATCATACAATTCATCTATTTCCAGATATCTAGCCCTTCAATGTGAGGGTGCTGAATTGCCAGGCAAAACTTTACAAACTGCTGATGTATCAATATATGGACCAGGATTCAAGGTGCCATATACGACACAATATGATGAAATAGCATTGACATGGGTTTGTACAAATGAATTCTATGAAAGAAAATTATTTGACCGCTGGTTGGAAGCAATTGTTCCTAACGACACAAACAATGCTAGATTTCCCAAAGGTCGTGAAACATCATACATGACAAATATTAAGATTGTTCAGTATGATGATTTTATTAAACAGATTTACGCAGTAGAATTGATTGATGCTTTTCCTATTGGAATAGGAGCACAAACTCTTTCTTGGTCAGATGATGGCTTCCATAGATTGACTGTTAGATTTTCATATCAGAAATTCAAAACAATTTATGAAGGAGATTATGACCTTGGTGCCGCCGCAGCCGCACTTCTTGGTTCTTCCGTTGCTGGAGTACCAGTTTCTCAAATCCTACAAACACAAATTAGAGGAACGGCTGACGCTGTGAGAAGAATATTTTAATTATTTGGAGATTATATGTTACCTAAAATTGATGTGCCTTTATATGAAATTACTTTACCATTGTTAAAAAAGAAAGTAAAGTTTAGACCGTTCTTAGTTAAAGAAGAAAAGATTCTTTCTTCATGCATCTGAGAGCCAGATCCGTTGGTGAAATTGTTGACTTACAATACAAATGTAATAATACAATTAGTGGTGCTGGAGAAGAAGAAAAGAAATGTAACGCTTTGGTAAAGTTGAGTTTTAATGCATTAGAAGTTGAACCTGTAATTGGTGATATAAACAATAAAATTCAACTAACATCAAATCTAGGTGTCGCATTAAAATATCCCAACTTTAAGAATATTGAAGATATTAGTAAAATAAAAGACATAACATCAACTGAGTTAATTTCAAAAACAATTATCAGTTCTATTGATTTCATTTATGATAACGAATCAATGTACTATGCTAAAGATACACCAGAAGAAGAATTGGTAGATTTTATTGATAGTTTAACAAGGGAACAGTTTGGAAAAATCCAAGAATTTTTTGAGAACATTCCAAAATTAAAGAAACAAATTAAGTTTACCTGTCAGAAATGTGCTTATGAAGAAGAATTAATGCTTGAAGGAATCCAAAGTTTTTTCGGGTAACCTTTCGTTATGATATTTTAAGTAACCATTACCAAACTAATTTCGCACTAATGCAACATCACAAATACTCCTTACAAGATTTGAATGATATGTTGCCGTGGGAAAGAAATGTATATGTTACTATGCTTCTCCGTCACATTGAGGAAGAAAACGAGAAGATTAAACAACAAAATTTAGCAAGAAGAAAATAAATGGCAACTAAATTCTCCCAAATATACAAACAAGAATTGAAATCAAAAGGAATTTTGAGTTCTCTTGGTTCAGCGGCTTTGAAGCAAAGAAAAGAGAGAATGGATATTAGGAATGTTTTGTTTGGTGGAAGTGGAATCGTATCAGCTACAGGTCAAAAAATATTCGGCAAAGGTTTTTCTGCGTTAGGTGGTGCACCAAAATTAAGTTCAGATTCACCACAACAAAGTGCAGCCGTAAATGCGCTGGGTATATCAATGGAAAGACAGGAGAGCCTATTAAAAGTTGTGGCTAAAAATACCATGAATATGAATTCTATGGCTAGAGATATGAACATCACTAGACAGAACATAGCATCCATGACCAAAAAAATGACAGGTAAATCATCAAGAGGTGCAGATGCTTTGTGGATGGGTGCAGATAAAAGAAATTCATTATTATCAGACAAAAAGAAGTCTCCAACAAATGCTAATAAAACCACACAAGAAAGTAGCGGCGGAGGAATACTTTCAAGTATTGGCGCAGGTATTGGAGGAATTTTTTCCGGTATTGGTAGTGTAATATCTGGTGGAGCTGGATTAGTCGGAGGTATTATTGGTGGCTTATTGGGCGTAGTTGGAAAAGTTGGCGGAGGAATTTTGGGAGTTATTGGCACTGTAATGAGTGGAGTGCCAGGAGGTTTTATTCTAGCCGCGATTGCTCTGGCGGGTGTTGCGTATTTAATTAAACAAGTTTCCGAAAATGTTGATTTTTCTACTTTGGGAGATGAAA